AGTGGTCAGTTGATTGTGGTATTGGTCAATTGAATTATTATGGGCAAGTTTGTCCAGCATGGACCATGCAACCTGAAGTAGCAATGTTAAAAATTAAAGATATGGTTGAAAAAAGAGGTTTTCAGCCATGGGTTGCGTATACTAATCTGTCTTATAAACAATATCTTAAATAATTCATGACATCTAATGTAATTAAAAAAAACAAAGTTAGAACTTTCCATGGTATGCATAACAATATATTATATCGTCGTTGGAAATGTATGAAAAACAGATGTAATAATAAAAATACCAAAGACTATAAATATTATGGAGGTAAAGGAATTAAGGTTTGCAAAAAATGGAATAATTCTTTTATATCTTTTTATCAAGATATGAGTCCTTCCTATTCGCAAGGTTTGACTTTAGATAGAATAAATAATAAAAAAGGATATTCTAAATCTAACTGCCGTTGGGCAACAAGAAAGGAACAAATGAATAATTACTCTTTAAACAGAAAAAGAATTGTTTATAATGGAGTAAGTTACAATTCTTATGAATTATCCTTACTTACAGGTGTAGAAAGAAGAACCCTTGAAGAAAGAATAAACAGAGGTGTACCTGTTGACTTAGCGGTGGTTAATCGTAAACATATAGTTAAAAAAATTCATAAACCAAACAAAAGGTCAGTTTTTATCCTTTATAAAGGTAAAAAATATATGCAATATCAACTACAAGAAAAACTGGGGATAGAAAGGCATACTTTAAGAAGACGTATAACTAAAGGAAAAATAAACGCAACTTATATTACAAGTTAGTATGGATGAGTCATTATTATCAAAATACTCCAAACCAAAACCTAAAGCTCCTAACAGCCAAAGAGCTGAACAAATAAACAGAGCAATAGAAATAACTGGTTGGGACTTTAAAAGACTGGCAGGAATGACTAGACACTTAACACCTGAACAAATCTTCCTTCTAAACAAAGAAAGTAAAGGCAGTCCAAAGTTGTGGAATTATTGGTTCAAAGAAAAATATAAAATAAACAATATGCAAGAACAAATGAAACAAAAACTAAGAGACTTTCCAGCATTTAGAGAAAGAAGTCAAAGAGGAATATATCTAACTAAATGGGCTTTAAGAGATACTAAACTTCTTGAAAAGCAATCTAATGGGGTAATGATGACAATGAATGAACTATCAACCTTTGCTATTAGATACGCAAGTCTAGAAAGAATCTGGCGTAGTGTCTTGGCTACACATCCCGAACTCAGGGGTTCAGATTATAGTGAGGGAGAAGATTTGGAAAAGAAAAAGATGAAGAGTCTTGGTTACAATGTGGAAAACTAATTTGACAATATTACTAACACTTGCTACACTCAATATAGTAGTGAGGAACTACAATTAAACATGAAAAATATAAAAACATACCAAGAAGAAGCAATACAAATTCTTCTTAATGAATCATTTACAAAATACAATCCAGTATACGAGGGAACAAACCAAAAAGTAGATTGGACAGACTTTGTAGAAGATGCACAATTAAAAGACGATGGTGTATATCTACCAATGGTATACAAACGTACTGATGATGGTTATGAGGGAACAGAATATGAACGTGTAATTACCCTCCAAGATTATGAAAGAGTTTACATGGAGCTCCTCCAAGAATATGCTCCTGAAATTTATAATGAACTAGTAAACGTAAAGACAGACAAAAACTAATATGGTAACCATAAGAATTCCCCTTGCTCAATATTCGTATATTGAATATGAATTTGACGGAACACCGTTCCAAGCAATAGCTGAACATAATAACCTGGTTAGGTTTTATCAAGAGTGCCTCAAAACACCACATGTAGAGGCAAATTCTGGCCTCTCAGTGAAAGATTGGAACCAAGCCTTAGATAGTTACCTTATGACACAAAGACTAACAGAAGAACAGATTACAGGAATGAGCAAAAAAAAAAGAGGATTAATAAATGAGATAAAGAAAAGTTTGAGCCGTATTAAAGCCAAAGACGATACAGGAATGCGTGCTGATAGCAAAAATTACCAACAAACAATAACAAGAGATTAATATGAAAAAAGTAAAAATAACAAGGCACAATAAAAATGTAATTGATACAAAATTAGAATTTAAAAATATCCAAGACTTAATTGCTGTTAGAAATTATATAGAACAAATTATAATTAAAACACTTAAATAATATGATTAGATTAGTAACAGTTAAAACACTTAGAAACTACGACAAAGATAAGAATGGTCTAGAATTAATGGGTAAGTTCGGAAAGTATTACAAGTACGGACTAGTAACAGAAGAATATCCTACTAAGACAATCTATGGTATTGGAAACAAACCACTAGACTGGAAAGCAGGAGATAAAATGGAAATTGATTTAGAAGAGAAAGGAGAATACCTAAACTTTAAACTACCTAAGAAAGAAGACGTAGCTGTATCTAAAGTAGAAGAACTAGAAAAGCGTGTAAAGAAACTAGAAGAAACACTAACCTCTGGACTTGCAGCACTAAAGGCCGATATCTGTTTAGAAATTACTGGTAAAGTACAAACAAAAGCAGACTACGATAAATACAATGAACCACATCCATTTACAGTAGATGTTGATAACATACCCTTTTAGCATGCAAGTAGTTCCAAGAGATTTATCAGAACAATTACTACAACTGTCAGACCAGTACTCAAAATATTCTGGTATGTTTGCTGATTACACACGCCTCCAAGCTGAATATTTCAATACCAACAGGCCTAACTACAAATCAGACAACGCTACACAAAAATCTTTTGACGCAACTAAAGATGGAGTAGATATGGCAATCATTAAGATGAAACTAAAAAGCCTGGAAAAACAAATGTCCGCAATCAAAACACATTTAAGAATACTTGAAACAGAGGCTAGGAACCTATTCTAATATGACAAGAAAAGAAAAAATTAAACTATACAATCAACTCCATTATGAACTATATGGAAAAAAAAATAACACAGAAAGACAACGTAAATACCGTGCCAATCGTAAAAAGATGCATCCAGTGCAATCTTCCCTACATAATTAACAAATGGCAAAGAGCAAAAATATTCTGTAGCTCTCGATGCCAAACAAAATATAACTATAAAAAATAACATGACAATAACAATAATTGTAGCATTAGCAATAACACTATATGCCTACAAATTAATTAGAGTGCTAAACAAGAAGTTAGAACGTGCTGAATATTACAGACAACTATGGAAAACTCTCAAGGAACAAACAGAAAAGGACAAGAAAGACTTAAAAGAAGAATACGAGGCCTTTCAAAAAGACATGCAAGAGTTTATAAGTGCATTACCAATTAAGAAAACAAAAAAGAAGACATGCAATGTAAAGACTGTAAAGTAGAAATGAACCCAGTAGAAATACAAAACATAGACTACTACATGTGTCCAAAGTGCAGGATAATTATCCAAAAACCCTCTAAAAAAGAACAGGATAACAAATTAATAGAATCAATTAAACAAGACCCTAATGATAAGATTGAATGGTCATGGGGCAAATAATATGGAAATATTAACAACAGAGTTAACTACAACATTAGCAAGAACAATACCTCTCCTGTTATTTGTATTTTTTATAGGAATATATGTTGGAGCTATAATTCCCGAATAATCTATGACAACAGATAATACAAATAAAGAAGACTGGGAAGTAAAGTTTGATTCAATCTTTAAAGATGATTTACAATATTATGTATGTTGTTCTGGACACGAATGTGGGTGTAATGGTTTGACTCAAGAAGAGAATCTTAAAATTTTTATCAAATCCCTACTCTCCACACAAGAGCAGAAGATAAGAAAGGATATAATAAAATTATTACCAACCAAATTCAAGATTGAATGCAACCACAGGTTTAATAGTGTTTGTGATAAATGTGACCCTGATGGAATGAAAGAGTGGTTTAATATGCAGATAGATAATTTTGCAACTAAATTAAATAATCTATAAACAAATATGAAGATACAACCACTAAAACCAGAGAATATGTCTATGGGGTGTACTGTGCCAATAGCAATAGACGCAAATAATATGACAAAAGATAATACAAAATGTAAACACGAATGGCAAGCATCAACTGTAAATCTAGGATATTTTAATTGTGTATACTGTGGAACAGGTAAGATACCAGATAATACATACATAGAAGATTGGGAAGAAAGATTTGAAAAAGAATGGAATAACGGAAAATTGTGCTGGAACGGAGACCCACAACAAGAAACCTCCTTTCAGAGAGTTAAAGACTTCATCAAATTCCTACTCTCCACACAAGAGGAGAAGATAAAAGAAAAAATGGTTGTAAAATTTGTGAATGTATTATTAGAAGAACTGCCAGATAATATTTTCCACATAAACGCAAAATATGTTAGACAAAAACTCGAAAATAAAATAAGAGACAATAACCTATAAACAATATGAAGAAGAAAATAAAAATAACAAAACCAGTTTTTATAACTGGGCACAGTGTAACTGTTCAAAATACTGAAATTATGAGTGTTGAACAAGTCCTTTCGGCTACTGTCAGGGAAATGATTATGGAAATGGAAGTTAAAAGGGGTGATGTTGCCCTGATTGATGCTGTTCTTTACGGAAGAAAAGTAACTATAATTGTTAAAAGATAACCCTATGACACAAATAAATAATTGGATAAAGGACTTTAGGGGAGAATTTATTAATAGAAAATGGTGGAGAACTTCCGACGACCATCCTTTTGGATTAGATGCCTCTCCTCAAAGGGTTTTAAAGTATTTTAAAGAAGTTTTGGCTAATAAAATAACCCTAGCAAAAGCAGAAGAGAGACAACGAATACTTAAACTAATAAAAAAGTATAGTCCAACTTGTGGAGGTGGTAAATGCTATGTTGTAGAAGAACTAATTAACAAAATAAAATAAATATGATAGAACTAATAATAAAAAGAATTGAAAGGAATGAAAATTATCAATCTCAGATGGAAGATTTTAGAAAAAAAGCAAGATACGGGGGGACATTGATGGACGGTTCGGACTGTCCAGTAGAGAAAATTATTACAAATGTAATGAATATCGAAATAACAGAAGAGCAATTCCAAGCTATTAGAAAAGCTGTACTAGAAAGTTTTTAAATTATGAAACAACTAACTATACCCCTAACCCTCCTAATAATGTTATGTTTAATAGCATATAATATTACAAGAGCAGGAGACGAAGAAACAGCAAGTGCAGTATTAGGAAGAACACCACCAGAATTTAAAACAGTCTACGAATTCCCTCTGATGCACAGAGACGGCTCAAAACTACCACTAAAACTAATAGAAATAAAAAACCAATGTAAAGAACTAAAAGACATAGGAACAGCATGTCTAGGAGGTTTTACAACCAATACAAGCCAAGATAATACAAACGGCGAATATCTAAAAGATACTCAAGAGGTAATACATCTTACATTTAAGAAAGGGAAAAGACCTACAATCAGAATGGAGGAGGCAATCCACGAAATCGGGCATGCTTGTTTTGCCCATAGTTTAAGTAGGTCAGAATGTGGTACTAACTGGAGATATAGCGAATGTACGGAAAAAAATTCTTACTGCATACAAGGATTGTACAATCAAGTAAGACAATTAGAGCGTGATAAACTTATTAAAATAGAATATTAAATAAAAATATATGGATAACACAGAAAGATTTGTATTATTAACATTTGTAGTGTCAACCCTATTAATTATTATAGGATTATTCTGGGGGATAAATTACGGATACAAGAATTATAAAATCTGGTCTTATGCACAAGACGGAAAAGCAGAACTAGCAAAAGCTGAATGGACTAAAAAGATTTTAACTGAACAGGCTAAAGCAGAATATGAGAATGCAAAACTAAAAGCAGAAGCAGAAATTGAAAGGGCCAAAGGTGTAGCAGAAGCAAATAGAATTATTGGTGAATCTCTTAAAGGAAACGAGAGCTATTTACGTTATCTTTGGATAAGTAATATGCAGTCTAGTGAGGGGAAAGAAGTAATTTACGTTCCAACAGAAGCTAATCTACCTATTCTAGAAGCAGGGAAAAGATAACACTCATTACAATAAATAAATATGAAAGCAATAAAAAGATTATTAGAAGGACATAAATTCTTTACTAAAAAGTCTCAACATTACATAATGGGAGACTGGAATAAATACCAAGAGTGGTTTCCCACAGAAAATGGGTTAAAATTTAACAAAAACAAGTACCTCTACTACAAAAACTATATTCCTGCTTATGTAAAGTTTATGTGGATGACACTTAGAAATAACTAACCAACAAGTATGAAGAAAGAAAAATATACAATACCAGAAAATTTCTTAGATATAACAACAAGCAAGCATTCAGACTTCATAGACTCAGTTGCTTATATGCATGCCTCGTTGGTTTTTAAATACCGAGAAGAATATTGCCTCCTATACATAAAGAAAAAACCAAAATATATACCTGAATTTGTCTATAAGTGGATAGTTAGCAAAATTGTTCATTTGGCAAAGTTTAATAATTAAGACCTAACCAGAACATAGCACATTAAGCTATAAATAATAAAATAATAATGATATAATACATATATGTTTGAAATCAATGAATTAAAAAACCTATCAGTCCTACTACAACAAGGTAAATGGACAATATCAGCTCAAGAATCAGCTGTATTATTAAATTTGATTAATAAAATTAACGAGGAAATTAAGAAGTTAGAAACAGAAGCAGGAACACCAGGAGAAAAGATTGACACTGAGGAAAATAAATAGTAAACTGTTTATATGCTAAAAAAAGGTAAAAGTAACAAAACATTTGTTGCTAACATTAAAGAGCTATATGCAGATAATAAAAAAACTGGAAAAGCTAAAGGCGCTAATGGAAAACCACGCTCTAAGTCTCAGATACTGGCTATTGCTTACTCTCTTAAAAAGAAAGCAAAAAAGTAATATGAAAAAACTAACAAAGAAACAAAAGCACGAAAAGAAAGAAACTCCTTCTAAAAAGAAAATGGAAGCAAAAAAAGGAAAGAGTTAATTTCATATACTATTCATAAACTAAAATTTGTGGGTAGAATTATGGACTTAAACGAAAAACAAAAAGCTTTCTTACAAGCGTACACAGACCCTAAAAGCCCTACGTGGAGTAATTATAGGCAATCAGCTCTTAAAGCTGGCTATAGTGAAGAGTACGCAGATAACTTAAGTAGCTTAATGCCAGATTGGCTATCGGAAAATATCGGCAATACTAAACTTCTACAAAAAGCCAATAAAAACCTAGAAATGGCTTTAGATGGACTACTAGATGACCCTGAGAAAGGAGCTAAACAAATACAATACAAAGCAACTGAGTTTGTACAAAAAGGACTAAATAGAGAAGTTTTTGGGGATAAAGCAGACCTCAATATTAAAGGAGGATTAACAATATCATTTGACCCCTCATTTAAGAAAGAATAAAAATGTTATTACACGATAAACAAAGACAAGTAGTATCTAGTAGAGCTAGATTCAAAATATTAAGAGCAGGTAGAAGAGCTGGTAAATCAGCTTTACAGATAGAAGACATGGCCTTTACCGCTGTAAGTGAGAAAGATTCTCCTGTGTTTTACGTGGCCCCTACTCAGATACAAGCCAGAGCAATTATTTGGGAGTCTCTTAAAAGCAAACTTGCTGGTATTGGTGAAGTAAATGAAAGTAGATTGGAAATGAAAGTACCTACTCAAGATGGAGGGTTTTCAGTGATAACAGTTGCTGGTTGGGAAAATAGAGAAAACTTCCGTGGGAGAAAAGCAAAGAAGATATACTTTGATGAGTTAGACACTATGAAAGATTTTTTTATAGGTTGGCAAGAGATATTCAGACCAGCCCTTACTGATTTGAAAGGAGAAGCTATGTTTTGTGGTACACCAAAAAAAGAAAACCCAAATCTTAAACGCCTAGAAAAGATAGCAGAGACGGATTCAGACTATGAAGCATTTCACTTTAAAACCTCAGACAATCCATATATACCAGCAGAAGAAATAGCAAAAGCCAAAGAAGAACTAGACTACAACACTTTTAGACAAGAATACCTTGCAGAATACGTAGAAAATCAAGGCTCATTGTTTAAATTTACAGCTCTAGTAGATGTGTTCAGTAATACCATTACCAAAGAGAATTCTAAATACCTTACAGTTGATATCGCTGACGACGGGTCGGATAAGACAATCTTTTCTTTTTGGGAAGGACTAGAAGAATATAAGAGAGAAGAATTTAGTGGTTTAAACACAGAAGCTATCATACAAAAGATACGTGAATACCAAATGAATGAGAGAATCCCAATGTCAAATACAGCAGTCGACGCTATTGGAGTTGGTGCAGGTGTAGCATCTAACTCACTCTTGGACGGAATAATTGGATTTAAGGGTAGTTTTGCCCCAATTAAGACGGATGATAACATAGTTCTACTACCCAATGTTTCTTATACAAAGAATGCTAACTTAGTTTCAGACTACAAAAACCTCAGAAGTCAATGTATATTCACTCTGGCAGACCTTGTGAACAATCATAAGATAGCTAGTAAAGTAACAGGTAGAGCTAAAGAGAATATAATAGAAGAGCTACAACACTACCAAGATGTATCTACAGGTGACGGGAAGAGAATGGCAACTCAGACTGATGATATTAAAGCTATTATAGGACGTTCACCAGATAATGCCTCAACTTGGATAATGAGAATGTATTTTCAGGTAATGAGTAAGGTAAATCCTAATATGGGAGAAGACAGACAGGTGGTGGTAAACAAACTAATCAATCAATTTAATAGAAACAGAAACAACGCAGAGTTAAGAAGTAATAAATAATTGACAAGTTAAATGATAAGTTATAAACTTTAACTAACAACAATCTTTGGTGGAAGATATGTATACACATGGAAAATAATATACAAGCACTTGTAAGAAGACTACAAGATAATTTCATTAATGGGAACACTGTACTCGGTAAATATGTAAACTGGTCTTTACATGAAAACATTGAAAAGATTGATGCTTATTCTAATTCAAAACATATCTCAGGGGAAACCGACGCTCTTGGTAGAGAAAAACCTTTCTTTAACATTACAACAGCGGCAGTTAATATCTGGTATAAAGCTACTGATATTGATAGAAAAGACATCAAACTAAAAGCAGAAAAAGCAAGCGATACTCTGGCTACATTCTTACTCAACATCCATTTGCAAGAGTACATGAAGAAAGAGAATGTTGGTACTTTCTTAAATAACTGGGGACGTACACTATGCAAGTATGGTTCAGCTGTAACTAAATTTGTACAAAAAGATGGGGAACTACATATGAATGTAGTACCTTGGAATAGACTAATTGTTGATGCGGTGGACTTTTACAATAACCCAGTTATTGAAAGGCTATTTTTCACACCAGGACAACTACGCAACAATACATCCTATGACAAGGATATGGTAGATAGTTTACTAACTGCTTATACAACAAGAAAAACCCAAGATGGGCAGAACAAAGATAACCTTTCTGAATATATTGAAGTATATGAAGTTCATGGAATGTTGCCCCTATCTTATATCACTGGAAAAGAGAAAGACCAAAATGAATTTGTGCAACAAATGCACGTTATTAGTTATGTAGGCAATGGCAAGGGTGGATATGATGATTTTACCTTGGTTAAAGGTAGAGAGAAAAAGAATCCATATGTTATTTCACACCTTATCGAAGAGGATGGTCGTGTTATGGCAATTGGTGCTGTTGAACACCTGTTTGAAGCTCAATGGATGGTGAACCACTCAGTAAAAGCTATCAAAGACCAGTTAGATTTGGCAAGTAAGTTAATATTCCAGACAAGTGATGGTTCGTTTGTTGGGCAAAATGTATTAGAAGCAATTGAAACTGGGGACATAATGGTACACTCTCCTAACCAACCACTAACTCAAATAGCAAACAACTCTCACGACATTACTTCCCTACAAAATTACTCTCAGCAATGGCAAACATTGGCTCAACAAATAACCTCTACACCAGATGCTATTTCAGGTGGAACAATGCCTTCAGGAACAGCATATAGACAAGTAGCTGTACTTAACCAAGAGGTGCATAACTTCTTTGATATGATGATAGAAAACAAAGCTCTAGCTCTTGAAGAAATGCTCCGTGAATATATTATTCCTCACTTAAAAACCAAACTGAATAACTCTAAAGAAATTGCAGCTAATCTCTCAGACCAAGATATTCAATTCATAGACTCTAAATTTATAAAAGCTGAATCAGCTAGATTTATTAACGAAGAGTACAAGAAGACTATACTTTCAGGTAAAATAGCAGAGCCTATTGATGAGCAAGCAGTAATGGGGCAAATCCAATCAGCTCTACAAGAACAAGGTAAACAAAGATTCTTTAAACCTTCTGAAATATCAGATAAGAAATGGTCAGATATATTTGACGGTATTGAATATACAGTGAATGTAGAAATAACTAACGAAGCATCTAATAAAGCTGAAAGACTAACTACACTTAACGAACTGTTCCAAACTATAGCGAGAGCGCCTCAAATACTGCAAGACCCTAACGGAAGACTATTCTTTAATAAGATACTAGAAGAATCATCTGTAGTTTCACCAATACAATTTTCCCCAATGCAACCACAACAACCAGCAATCGGTGGGCAATAGCTGATTGCTAATTATTAACATGTTTAACAAAATAAAAGAGTTTTTTAACTCTGAGAAGAAAAATATGGCAGACACAACATTTATCCCTATTAACACAAGTGATAAGGAACAAGCAATTGTTCACCTAATGAACTATAAAAAGCAAAACCCAAAAAAGTTTGAGCTTAAAAAAGAAGAACTGTTTAAAAAGTTTGGAATTTCTGTTGAAGAAGCACCAACTCTAGAACCAGTTAAAGATGAGACAGATATCCAACTTGAAAAATTAAAAGAAAAGGCTAAAAAAACTAAATAATATGAACAAAGAAATGCGTCTAACAGACGAGGATTTAGCTCTAATTAAGTCTCTCTATGCAGACAATCTACCAGCTCTGAAACTTCTACGCAAAATGTTCCTACCAGAAGTAAATCCAACTTCGCCACTTGGACAGAATTTTGACCTGTGGATGACACTTAAAATAGAAGACCAGACTGACGAACAGATTATCACAAACATCAAAGCAAGAAACACTCTGATTAACCACGTAGAATCTGTTTTGATGCAATTAAATTCGTTGGCAGGTACTAAAACAGAGACAGTAGAAGAAACAAGAAAGAGACTTGCCGCTAACTCTTCTAAATAATTTGACACGATTACTAATAAACACTATACTTATAACTAACTGATGTTGTAGTGGACATCTTAAATAAACACCCTATGAACGAAAACAACCAAGATGAGCTGGACATCTTAAAAAATGCAGACGCTAATGTAGACGAGTCTACAGATACTAACGAATCCCAAGATACTTTGGAAGAAGAGGAAATTGATTGGAAAGCTGAAGCCGAGAAAGCTCGACAAATAGCTGAAAATCAAAAGATTCGTGCAGAGAAAGCTGAATCAAAACTGAAAAGTGGAAATTCAACTGGGAGGGGTGAAACCTCTAAACAAGACGGCTTATCTCCTTTTGACTTAATTGCAGTAGCAAAAGCTAACCTCAATGAAGAGCAACTTAAAGAAGCAATGGATTATGCAAAATACAAAAAAATATCCATCTCTGATGCTCTCAAAACTCCACAAGTTAAAGCTACAATAGCTTTAATTGAAGAGAATAACAAGGTTTCCCAAGCTAGTGCGACAGGTAATGGCCGACGTGGTTCTGTACAAATAAGTGACGACTTATTGTTAGCAAACGCAAGTAAAGGCTTAATGCCAGACAGCGATGCTGACTTAGCAAGACTAATACGACTTAAAAAAGGAAGATAGCCTAAATCGGTGGGATATTAATTAAAATAATAACCCAAATAATAGATTTTATGGCAAATACAATCTCGTCACGTACTTATCGTGACAAATACCGCTTAGCAACACTTGATACTACTCTTAGAACTGCTCTTGTAGCAGAAAAAGTTTGTGCAGTAGACCGCTCTAACAATATGAGAATCCAATCTCCATATGGTTCAGCATCAACTGTTACAATCCAAGCTCTAACAGGTACTTATTCTCCAGCAGATTTTACAACTACTGATGATACACTAACTGTATCTGACGAGTTTATCGTTGCAGAACACATCATGGATTTCCAAAACCTGCTTTCTAACTTTGACCTATTCTCAGCTAGAACAGAACAAATGACAGCTGACGTTGCAATTGCAATCGACAAGTATGTTATTAACAACCTATGTGAAGACGGAACAGGAACTTACACTACTCCAACAGGAGGATTTACTACAGCAGCTAACGTTAACGAAATCTTCGGAAACTTGGTTTCTAAAGTAGCTGGTTACGCAGAAGCATATTACGGGAACATGTACGTGATTCTAGAGAATACTGACATGGCTGGTGTTATCCAAGCTGGTGCTACTAATGGATTTAACAACGCTGACAATGTTCTTACTAACGGACAAGTTGGACGCTGGATGGGTGTGGATATTTACGTAGTTCGCACAGGAACATTCGTAGATGCTACTATTGGTACTAAGACTGTTACTAACTCAGGACACAGAGTATTCGGAGTTAAGAATGTTACAACTTATGCAGCCCCAAGAGGTGTAAATGTTGAAGAAAAAGCAGTATCTGGTAAAACAGGTATGGAAGTTGCAGTTTATGGATACGTTGGATTCAAGGCTTGGGCGCCTAAAGTTTCACTAACTGTTGATATCACACTTGCATAGTTATTTGTTTGAATATTATTAACCAATAAATAAAACAAAACTATGTCAATAACATCACCACAAGGTAACTTTTTCACAAAAACAACAATCGCTCCAAATGTAATTAGTGGACAAGGTGCAACTCGCACACTTAATGCTAATGAATCTGGTTCACTTGTAAAGTTTGATAGAGCGGCAGGAATTGTTTATACACTTCCAACAGCTCCAACACCAGGTACATACTTTGACTTCGTAGTAGAGACTACAATCACTTCTAACGCAGCTAAAATAATTACAGGTGCAGGAACAGAACTATTAACTGGTGCATATGTAAACTGTGATACGGACACTTCTAACGCAGTTGCTATATTCTCAGGGAATGGTTCTACGCATGTAGCAGTTTCTATGAACGGAACTACTACTGGTGCAATTAAAGGAACTAAATTACGCTTTACTTGTCTATCATCTACATTGTGGACAGTAGAAGGAATTGTGTTTGGTTCTGGAACGGTTGCAACAGCTTTTGCGACAAGTTAATAACTTGGCTCTCCCCACTTTTGTGGGGGGCTTACAGGATACCCCTCCCACCGATTGGTATCTTGTAAAGCCCTCATAAGGGTAAATACACATGGACTACACCACATTACAAGCAGATGTTGACTTCCTAGTTGACACTGATTCAAATACCTATACAGTAGCGGACAAAACAAGAAATTTTAATATAGCTCTTGATGAAGTATCAGGAGTTATTATAGGTTGTGACGGGACATGGCAATGGGATGATAGTAATTATACGGATTTACCTATAGGAACTACTACAATAACATCTGGGCAAGCAGACTATTCTTTTGATGATGACTACTTAACAATCCAAGCTATCGAGGTGAAAGGAACTGATGGAAAATGGACAAGACTTGACCCTATTGACCTTTATCCTGAATACAACTCACAAAGTAAATCTAGTATTACAGACTATCTTTCAACTCCAGGTATACCTAAATACTACGACAAGGTAGGTGAGTCTTTCTTTTTGTACCCCCCAGCAAACTACACTCAAGCAGCATCTCTAAAAGCCTTCTTCCAAAGAAAAGCTGAACATTTCACAACGAGCGACACAACTAAAAAACCTGGTTTTGCCAATCACCTGCATAGATACCTCTCGCTTTCTGTATCTTATGATTGGGCAATAGCCAAAACACACCCTAAAGTAAACTGGTTAGCATCAAAAAAGCAGGAGTACAAGGAGCTGATAAGAGCCTTTTATTCAAAAAGAACAAAAGACGAAACTAAACGCCTAGTACCAAATAGGCAAAATAATAAATAATATGACAACCTGGACAAATGGACAAAAACAATCGGGGCAAGTAAGTATAACTTACAATGCATCTGGTAAAACTTATAACAACACCCTATATAGTTACTGGGGTAAATTAATAACAGTATTCACTAATTTAACAAAACACTAAAATGGCAATAAACTATCCTACTAGCTTAGATAACTTCACAAATCCAACAGGTACAGATTTGCTGGAAAATGCTGTTTCTGCCCTTGACCATGATGTACAACACTCCAACGCTAATGATGCTATCGAGGCTCTTGAGGCTAAAGTAGGAGCCGATGGTTCAGCTGTGACTACTTCTCACGACTACAAACTTTCAGGAGTAACAGGAACAGATAAAGCAGTATCTAAAACAGGTGTAGAAACACTGACTAATAAAACACTTACTTCTCCAGTAATAAACGTAACCTCAGATGCCACAGGAGACATGTACTACAGAAATAGTAGTGGTGTATTAACTCGTTTACCATTAGGTGCTAGCGGTACAATTATTTCATCGTCTGGCACCATTCCAGAATGGATTGCTAACCCAGGTGCTAGTGACGCGTCTACAACTGTTAAAGGTGTTGTAGAGCTTGCAACTTACGCTGAAACAATCGCACGTACAACTACAGGAGGAACAGGTGCTAAACTTGTACCAACAGCTGACAATCTTCCTTCAGTAATGATTTATGATTACCAAGCTGATGCAGTAGGGACTGACTCCTATGCTATTACTTGTTCACCTGCTCCAACAGCCTACACAACAGGAATGAGATTTACTTTCAAAGCAGGAACAGCTAACACAGGAGCTTGCTCACTTAATGTAAATGGACTTGGTGCAAAAACAATAAAGAAGAATGTTTCTTCTGACCTTGCAACTGGGGATATTCTTGCCAACCAGATTTGTGAGGTTGTTTACGACGGAACAAACTTTCAATTAGTATCAGTTAGAGCAGCAGGTACAACTTACGCCAATGGTACAACAACCAAAAATGCAGCTGATGCTTCTGCCACACAAACAATTGCCCACGGTCTTGGGACAGCTCCTAAATATGTAAGATTAACTGGGATGATTAATACTGTTAACACTAACGGAAACGGCTTACAATTTGCACAAGTTATTTCTGTGTATAATGGTACAACACAAAGTTCAATGTCCACAATTGGAGCAAGTACCACAACGTCTACAATATCTACAAGTTTAGTTTTGACTGATGGTACAGGAGATGATTCTGCTAATACTACTACTGGTGTGATAACTGTAGATGCTACTAATATTTCAATAGCTTGGACAAAATCAGGCTCACCAACAGGTACTTGGACGCTACTTTGGGAGGCTCAAGCATAATATATGGATAAAAACGGAATCATAACAATCTCAAACCCACAAAAGGGAATTGCAAACTCAGCTATCTTAGGGAATGAGGCTATTATTGGTTGCGAAATATTCGAAGAACCTGGAGTAATTAAGATTGCTAGCGCTTTAGTTGCGGATGGTTCACAAATAAATAATCCCTCTTACATTACAATCTCAGGTGTTCCAGTAGCGGATGTAACAAATTATAACTCTCTTGGAACAGTACAAAGAACTGTATTAACTGAGAGTGGACAATTAATGTCTATCTCTAATGCCGACTTTGCTCTCGCAACTAATCTTTCACAAGGTTGGGATGCTTGTGTTTGGAATACTCAATTTACAGTTGTATCTTACGCACAAAGTGGGACAGGTTACATTGGTGTTATATACCACGACCCTACATCTAATTCAGCTACATGGTTCCCAGCCAAAATAGGTTCATTAGACGGAACGCATTACATTAAGTTATTAATGGGGCAAGACGGAAAAATGTATTTCACTAACGGAAGGTACATTGGAAGTATCACAGCTATCTCTTACTCAGCTGGTGCTGTATCAGTGACTTCTTCTTCAAATGTTCTTGACCTCAAAGAGGGTACTTTTGCCGTAACAATTGCGGAACTTGGTAGTAAACTTTTAATTGGGGTGCAAAAGGGTATTTCTTATTCTCAAAGACAAAACTTCTCTTTTGCTGCAATTTATCCATGGGACAGAACTTCATCAAGTTTTACTTTACCAATCTATTTAAATGAAAATGGTATTAATGCAATGTATTCACATAGAAACCAAGTATATATTTCCGCTGGTGATGACGGAAAAATCTATGTAACTGACGGAACGAATGTGCAGTTGGTTAAACGTCTTCCATTCACTACTCTTGGGAGTACATATAATCCAACATCTTGGGTGTATCCTAATGCTATGTGTATCAACCAGAAAGGTAATCTTCTTGTTGGGTTATCAGCTAACTACGACTCTAACGTAGCTACAACTACAGGAATCTGGGAAATATCCCTAACACAAGGTTATCCAACCTCTATGCCTTATTTCTCAATAGGCGGGAACTAGGGAGATTCATCAA